CGGAAGTGTCCTGTGCGCTGCAGTAAGGCCGTTTTGATTGTATCGCTCACCATTGGCGGTGAGGTTTCCGTGGAAGCCAGGACCGTACCAAGATGAGATCACTGACAGTGTAGTTAGAAGAGGTAGCATAATAAAAAAGCAAAGAACTTTTATATGACCACTACGTCTAAGCCCCAGAACTACGCGCTAGAACTAAGGCTCTTTATTTGTCAGAAGCGATACTTGACGCCAGCTTTCAGACCGTACTTGTTAGTAATACCAGTCAGCATCTTAACTTCACCATACACATCAGCAGATTGGTTGACGGCAATCTTACCACCAACTTTAGCGCCAAGGCGGGTGCTCAGTTGTTCACCATCTTCAAAGACAACGCTAGGACCAACTTGACCGTACACGGTAGTAGAGTCACTAACTTTCTGTTCATAACCAACATGGCTATGAATTACGGACGAATCATAGTTACCGCCTTTAAAGCCAGTTTCAGATTCAACGTTAACATAAGGAGCAGCGAAAGCAGGTGCAGCCATCAGAGCGACGGCGGGGAGGATAGCAAGAGTTTTCATTTCTTAATTTTGAGTTTGTTTGATTTAGCAGTTTTGGCGGCGCGTTTAAAGTTAGCAGCCGTGGGTGCGCCTTTCGACCCAGGCTTTCTCATTTTTTCACCACTGCCTGCAGCGATACGCTTACGTTTGGCGTGGATGTTTGCATAGAGACCTTGTTTAGCCACAGTTCCATTTTCGTAGGGCAAGAGCCTTCCTAGTAGGACGACCCTTTTCATCTTTCATCGGTCCTTTCACACCAGACATTCTAGCGCAGAAAGAGCGTTTGCGGGGACCGCCTTCAGGTTGTGGAGCCTTGAGGTTTGATCCGGTTTCTCTATTGTATTTACGCCGACCAGCAGCAGTCAAGCCTCCAGTCCGGGACTTGTGCTTTCCGATCTTGAGGCTGACTGACTTAGACATTACTTTTTAGGTTTTTTGTTTTGGACTTTCTTACCAGTTTTAGCAGCTTCTTTTTTAGCAGCTGCCATACCAGCAGGAGTGTAAGAGTAGTGTTTCTTACCGACTTGAGGCATTACCAGATACCAGGAATGATTTGTCCAGTTAGCGCGTAAGCGCCAAGAGCAGCCATGACGCCAAGCATAGCGAGGCGACCGTTAAGCTGCTCAGCTCGTTCGTTGTGGGGAACACCGTAGGGATGGTCAGACATAATAAGGGGTGGCTCTTTAGCCCAGATGTTAGTGTCGTTCATTTAGAATTTAAGTTCAGATCGGGCAAGTTTCTGCATGATGTCATCACGGTACCCAGGGTCTCTATCGTACCTAGGGTCGGACATCGCCCGTACAACTTCTGCTTGACTCTTGAATGTGTCAGCAGGAGCTGCAGCTTTACCTTGAATCATAGTACCTTCATAGCCAACGGAGTCAGTGTAACGTGCTTTGAGTCCAGCAAGGGCAAGATTGATTGCATCAACGTTACCTGAATCGACTACGTTGTCGAAAGCTTGAATCTCAGATTGTGTAAAGTTTTGAGCTGCCCAACCAACGAGTTGTTGATAAGCAGCTTCACCACCTACAGAGTTTTGAATAGTGTTGATGTCAGCTTGTGATAGCTCAACACTTTGAGGAGCATCAACTGCAGGAAGACCTTGTTCATACTCAAAGTATGCTTGGATGAGTTCTTTGGAAGACATCTTCTCAAACTCAGCCAAGGTCTCAGCACTCAGCTCACCTTTCGACTCATACTCTTCCGCAGCTCTGTTAATGGCTTCGATTTGCGTAGAATACTCAGCCCGTTCTTCTGGCTGATCTTGAGCATCTGGTTCCGCCGTTTCTTCTTCTTGTCCATCACGTGAACCAAGTTTCTTTTCAAGTTCGATGTAAGCTTTTTCAAGCTCTTGTGCATCTTTGTACTTTCCAGCTAACCGAGCGTTAGCTTGGTTGATCATCTCTTCACCGATAGCCAGAGACTCAGCTTGATCAGACTCCATTGCGCTGATCACTTCGGGATCACCAGCTGGATCGTAGGATAGAATTTCTGCCATAATTATTGCATTGGTGGGATGACATCCTCACCCATTGCCGCATTGACAGTTTCAGCTGCCATTGGGTTTTTGGATGGATCAGCCAGGGGGGATTTAAGCATTTGACCTGCTTGCTGCATCATGAGTTGCTCTTCCTGTGCTTCAGCAGCGTCTTCTTGTTCTTGTTGAATCTGTTCCATAGACTTCACAAGGTTCAGTACGTCGATACCTTGTGCTGCTGCAAGACGTTTGATGGCTTCATCAGCATTGATGTATTGCATCAGTGCATTAGGTCCAAGGGTCTGAGCAATAGTCATGATAAAGGCAGTGAGAGACTCACGATCTTGACCACGACCAAGAGCATTGATTCCTGCAACAATAGTAGGATTAACCAGATCCTTAGGAATTTTTGGTAGTTGTCCACTGCGTTGCAGTACGAGCAGTTTACGGTTGAGATAAGGTAGCAAGAACTCAACAGTCAACAGCGAGAACAAACCGCCAAGCTGTTGTTCAAGCTCAAGTTGAGTGAGGCGAACCTCTTCAGCAGTAGTGCGTTCAGATTGACGGACATTCAAAATGAGGAATGCTTCCGACAGTCTGCGTTCTAGCTGCTGCATCATAGTCATTGCAGTGTTGAAGTCAGCAGTCTTACCCACTTGGATAACACCGATGTCATCGGGACGACCTTGAACGATCGCTCCGTTGCCTGCCTTCGCCAGCGTCTGTGCTTTAGTCGTGCTTGAGGGTGATACCACGAAGACGACCTTAGCGGCTGCTGCAGAGCCTTCTACGAGTGCCTGGGAGAGCGCATCAAGCGACTTAAGATCTCCCAAGAATTCCTCAACTCTACCCCGTCCATAGTTTTCGCCATCGACAGAATTGAAGCGCAGTACAAGCCAAGGACTAGCATCGACTGGAGCTTTGCTATCGGAGCCTGGAATCTTTTGACCATAGACTTCTTGGTGCCACAACCAACGATTGTTGTCTAGGCGTACATGAGTATAAACTTCTGCGTCGTTTTCAGAAACAAAACTTTCTTCAGTAACCGAAGGTGGCTCCTTAAGAAGTTCTTTTGGCAGAAGTTTTTTGTTAATCAGTTCTTTGGTTACGATCTCAATTACGTTACCGTTACCGTCTCTATCGACAACGTAGCGATTAAGTGGGTAATGTTTCAACCCATCCTTACCCATGTAAATCAGTGCATTACCACCAACCACCAAATGCTTAAGAGCTTGGTGAACAACGACACGATCACTGGAAGCAGCAACAGTGTCCATCACCATACGCTCCATTTTGGCAAAACTAAGATCAAGTTCAGAACGGATTTCAGCAGGCAGTTCAGTGCCAAGCTTATCATCACGTACTTGAAGTTTGAAGAACGTAGTTTGAGGGGGTAGCAGGGACAGCATCAATTTAGATGCAAGTGTCACTACACCTTTAGCGCCTACGGATTGCCAAGGTTGACGGAGTGATTGATGGGTAACACGAAACTCATCACGTTGGATGAGGTAAGGAATGGTGAGCTTTGAGCACTCAACCGCTGTGTCAAGAAACTGTGAACGGTAGCTAGTTAGATGATCGTACCTGCTTTTAGCGTTCATTTATTTAAGAAATGTTAAGACCAGAACCGGAGAAAGCTCCGATGTTAAGTGGAATTTTAAGAGAAGAAGCACCGGCTCCAAGAGCAGAAGCAGTTTTCTTTTTAGAAGCACCAGCTTTAACACCAGTCTTTGTTGCACCGGTAGTGCTTTGAAGCATTTTGGGAGCGGTTGCCATCCGCATTTCTTTAGTTTGTTGCAACATAGCTTCACGTTGCTGCCTCAATTGTTCTTGAAACTGACGCTGTTGCTCTTCAAAAGCAGCAATCTGTGCAGCAGCGTCACGCTGAGCTTGAACTGCTGCGTGATGCGCCCTACGCTTTGCGCCCATAATTAAGTGTCCTCATCAAGTTTATTTTGAATCCACTCCACAACACTACGTTGTCCAGCACGATACATGATGTGACCAATGCTTGTGTCAGGAGTGGGATTGACGGGTGGAAAAACATCTTCTAGTTCTGCTAGAAGCTGTTCAACAGTAAGCCCAAGGTTAGGCATACTGTGGGAGATTTGGGTTTGCATGTTCAAAGAAAGCTGGCATACGTGCTCGGCGGGTGTCAGCAAGCTCAGGAGCTTTACCTTCGTACATCAGGCGATCACTGGAATCCAGCCAAAATTTTTTGTTTAGATATTTATTAGGATTGTTAGCCTTCAGTGGCTGCATAATCCAGTTAATAGTAGCTTTACGAAGTTTATCCAAAGACGGGGAAACTTCAAGGTTAAGCTCACGTGCGACCAAAGAGTTGACAGCCACGTGAACTTGTTCGTCACGGCTAATGTCAGCACTCACGGTGCGTAGTCCCGCATCTCCGTTAAAACGGAAAAAGGGTAGTAGCACAAAGAAAATCGCACGTTCGGCAACCAGTGCCTTGAGGATCGTGTGATCCGGGTGAGCAACCCAAGCGTCGCGGAGGCGCATGGCTTCCGCTTCAGCTTGTTCATCAACACCGATGGCATTGGTAATATAACCCAATGCAAGGTCGTGTTTAATTTCGTCCTGGACATTGGATTGTAGGACTTCCCGTGCCAGCTTCGGTACATCGTTGCCAAGGGCATCAGTAATGAAGTCTCCTACCGGAAGTTCCATATGTCGGATTGCCAAAGCTCGGTAGATAGTTTCTTCCGCACCTTCGACAAGAGTACCTGCAGTTGTTTGTACAGGTGTCCAAGTTCTTTTACGTTCAAGGAGTTTTTGATAAGGGTTCATTCGCCGCAATTACAATCAGGAGCAAGGTCGTCTCGATCATAGAGAATGGACTCCAAGTAATCGTCAACCTCTGACTCATCCAATGCGGCGTAGGCACTGGTCTTGTCTTGAGTATCACCCATTACTTGAAGCGAATAGTAGAGACTAGTCTGATCGGACTTCAACCAGTCTTCAATAAACGCTTCGTCATAGGTGATCACATCAGACCAACTATTGAAGCTGTAGCCGTGAGCAAGACCGGTTGCCTCCAGGAGGCGCATGATACCGTCTGCCACTTTCTTATATGCATCCCAGCCAACTTCCGATGCGATCTCAACAGGACCGTAATCGTAGCTCTGGACGCCAAACGTACCGCTATCACGGTCTACTTGACGGGCAATGGGAGGTGCAATCTCAGGGGTTGCTGTGTAGCCATCGGGATCCTTGTACCGATAGCTGCATGAAGCAGTAGGAGCAATAGCGAAGGCACGATCCATGTTGTTAAATCGAGCAATCGACGCAGCTTGGTTGATGCCATTCTTGAA